GAACATATTCTTATAAATTACATTACTTTCAAGCTGCTGGAGACACTACGGACAAGAGTGAGGCTGGTGCTATGACAACATATACGTTTAATGAAGGTAGTAAGAATGTTTTATTCGCCTTCCCTGAAAGATGTGATTCTCTTGGTAATATAAAAACAGCAAGGTACTTGATAACCAGAACAAAAGCTGGTGGAAGTGATTATTATGTTCTAGACACTATAACATTTGATTCTACTAAAGATTCTATATATATAGATAATATTGCTGACGCCAGTCTTGGAGACAAGATACTTGTGGGTGATACTGCTGGATATAACTGCTGTTCCGATACTATGCCAATTCCTGGTCAGCCCTATGGCCATACTCCTACCGCGGGAAGCCTTCCATGGTCCGGTTATACATTGGGTAGCAAGGCAAACCTAGATACTTTTCATTTCGCATATTCTTATGTTGATACAAACCTAGGAATAGAGAGTGAAATAGGAGCATGGGAAGAAAGGGCAAGCGATGATTCGGGAAGTTTCTTTATGGGTGTAAGAATACCACCAGACTTAAGGAATTTTGTTGATGCCATTGTAGTCTACTGTGATTACGATATAGATACAACCTTCTCCGATACATCAACTTATAGGATATTTGATACCATAAGGGATACGGGTGTATTCGGGAGTGGAGACAGTATTGGTTCATGTGCATGGACTCCCGTTGGCGATTACTGGTGTCCAACACCAATCGGATGGCATGAAGGATTTTTTGAAACTTGCGTAGATTCTTTCACATTCTTCAGTAGAAATAAGAATCTCCCATTTAAACTGACAAATAAGTTACCATATAAATACCTTGAATATTCCTTTAGTAGATTATGGGGAGCAGGTGACGTAGATTTTCCCTCGAGACTTTACTATTCAGGAAGAACAGACCTCGGTTCTATTGGTCATTGGGATTTTGCCTTTGACTATATAGCTTTAGATGAGAATGATGGAGATAAAATACTTGGAATGACAGCGATAGACCAAGGTCTTATAGTTTATAAAGGTTATTCGACTTGGTTCATCACCGGGACAGATCCAAATTACAATATGAGGGCAGAGAAGATATCCTCGACTTATGGGGCAGCCTCCAATAATTCAATAGTTCATTATAATGGAATAGATGTGTTCTTGTCACCATTAGGTTATATCTGTATAAGATCGGGGACTAAAATACAACCAGTATCACAAAGAATACATGATAGTTTTAGTGGTAAGAATATGGTAGACTTATCTACGTCCACTGCTAATATATTCGACGGTGATTATTGGTTAAGCTTTCAGGATTCTACTGCTAATAGTACTGGTACTATCATAACAAGACTAGATACAGTCTATCTATGTGACTTAATGACAGGCAACTATGAATGGCGTAAGTATGACCTTCAATTTGCATACTCAACATTCTACGATACAACCTCGGTGGACTATACACCGAAGAAGCAATCAATGATATTTTCTAAGGATAATACCGATAGTCTCTTCCAATTTGACATCGGGACTACTGATAACACTGACTCAATCAGGGCAATATATATATCACCACCATTTCTTACTGATGCAAATTATCGAGTCTATGGTGGGAAGATTGAGGCTGAGATACCTTACCAGGATTCGATATACATAACTTTGCAGAATATCAATAATGATTCACTAGCCTTTTGTGTGATACACAATGATTCTACTATTATACAGAATAATTATGATTTCTATTTTGATTCACCTATCGCGGCAGGATTTCATTTGAGGCTGGACGATAGAGGATCTTGCTCATCTTTGAGAATAAAGAGAATAACAATCGATTATGATATGGAGAGTGGCGTAATAAAATGATGGGATTATTCTTAGTGCTAGCTGTTGCCAGTAGCATCTTTACTCCGGCTGGGAATGAATTTGGTGAGACTGTAGGTAAGACTGGAAGGCGTGTTCCCTTTGAAGTCGTGCAGACTATACAACTAGAGGATGGTGTTGGGAAGGTTGTGCTGAATAGCAATTTTACTAAGGAGAAAAATAATGTTAAACCAACGACCGCAGACGATATATATACATCCGTTTCTCAGTTGCTTAACACAACAGCTGACATTATTCATTCTTATGGAATCTATATATCACCCAACCTCGATACACTGACGATTGTTTCCGATAGCACTAATGATACGAGTAATGTTACGATAAGAGTTTTAATGAGATAGAGGAGGATATTATGGGCTTTGGTAGAACATTGAGAGGATTAGGTGGGGCTGTGAATCAGGCTCCGTCATCTGGTGTAGCTGAAATACTCAAGGACAAATTCGGGATGGAAGATGACAAGGGACTGTATGATCCAAGCAAGACAGGCTTCTATGATTTTGCTAGTGATCCTAATACGGCTACACAATTTGGAGAACAGCGAGAAGGATTATTTGATAGATATAGTGGCATAGCTGATGAAGGTCTTATATCACCAGATGTGATGCAGACATTGTTTAGTAACTTTCAACAATTGCAAGCTCCCGGAGTCGCCGCAAATAGAGCTAGGGTTTCAGCTGATGTTTCTCAAAGACTTGGCAGTCGATCAGGGGCATCTGCTAAAGCTCAATTTAACCTTGTTGATGTGCCAGCTCACATAGCTGAGTCAGAGTTTGCAAGTCAAATGTTTCAATTCAATCAGGGGACTAAGCAGAGTGGCATAGCGGGACTAGAGAGGTTAAACACTCGAGATATGGCCGCCTTGCAAGGATTATTCAGTCAGTATCTTGAGTTACTTAACGCTCGAGAAGGCAGAGCTTCGAATGAAAGAATAGCAGAAGGTCAAGATAGTGGTGGTGGGCTTGATGATATACTTGGTGGAATAGCCCCGATATTACCATTCATACCTGGACTTGGTCCTGCTGCTGGCGGAGCAGCTGCCATAGCTGCACAATAGGGGAATATTATGGCTAGTGAAAATCAACAGAACAATTTTCAACCATTCCCTGACCCAGGCCCTCTTCCTCAACGCGACAAAGGTTTGGGTGAGAAGCTAGGTCCACTATTTGCATTGGCCGGTTTAATAGCTAATGCTACATCTGGTTCCAAGGGAACGAGGAGGAATGCACTTGGTTCATTTCAGCAACAACTAGGCATACTACAGTCATTATCACAACAGAAAGATCAGGAGACTTTGCAACAGTATCAAGCTGACTATCAGATAGCCAGGGATAAAGCTATATGGGAAAGAGATGGAGCACAGAAAGCTTTTGATAATGCTTATAAGATGAAGAAGGGTGAGGCTGAACAGAAACGAAGAGACTTATTAAATGAAAAGACTGATCTTGAAATAGAGGGATTAAAGACCGAAAGGGAAAATAATTTCGCCGGTAAGATGGAAGAGCTTAATCTTAAAAAGGCAGGATTAGTTAATGCTCTAAAAACTCTTGATATTAAAGGGCAAGAATCCGAAGCTAAAAAGACCAAAGAAGAACTGGTTAAGCTGGAAAAACGGGAAATAGATATTGAGCAAATAAATGAGATGTTTAGAGACAGGACGAGAGAAGATGCTCATGCTTATTTAAATAGCTTATTGACTCGTGGTGAAATGGTAAAAGATCAGGTGGCGTCTCAATTTGCCAGGGGAAGAATTGGACTTGAGGGAGTAGAGAAATTTAGTCCACGAAAAAGTTCTGTTCGAGAGGTTAGACGCAAAATAACCTATGCTCAATATAAATACCTAAGAGAATTGACTGATGAATATTTTGATTCTATTGAAGGGGAGACACTTCCGGGTATTGAAAAAGCGACTAAGGTTGAGAAACTAAAAGGATTGGAACGTGCTAGGGAAACAGCTGAATCTTTAGAAGATCTTCAATAGGAGCATATAATGGCGGATAATGAGATTGATTGGACCGGCATCAAAAAAGGTTTTAATTCTTATCAAGAAGAGTCGACTGCCGACACCAATGCTACCCAAGCTGATTCATTTATAAGTGGAATGAGCAATCAACTTGAAGAAGAAATATCACCAGAGCAGCAAGAACAAACCGATGAAGGCATTTGGTCGACAATAGGAGATATCACTGGTGTCAGTAATTATATAAATGGTATCATGCCTAAATTTAGAGAACTTGGCGAATCATTCGAAAGAAGAAGAAAAGAAGGGGCCGAATTTTATAGAAAAGGTGGAACAGGCACTGATATAGCATTATCGGCGTCAGCTATCTCAGTAGCATTAATGGCAAGTGGTGAAAAGACGCTCAACACGGTGAAAGATTTAGGATTCTTGATGACTAAGACGACTAAGGAAATAGCGACTGATCCAGATTTTGAACTTCCGGAGTCTTCGAATACAATGCAATTAATATCGGAGGTCATGAGGGAAAGACAGTCACTTGGCTTAAATGTCGCATCTGGTGTTATTCAAATGGCTCCTTATATAATTCCAGTCACAGGCCAATTAATGTTCGCTACTGATATAGCAAAGAATCCACAAATGGTTATTCACATGGCCGAGCAATCTGTCGATGCTTATAAAAATACTTATCTTGCCTTAGAGGGTGATGAGGCAGCTAAAGAGAATTTAAGAACTCATCCCTTTGAGTCTGCATTTGCTATGGCAATGCCATTGTTAATCGCTTTTGGCGTCAGTAAAAAAGTTGGTGGCGGCAAAACTCCAAGGAGGGCGATTAATGATATACAGGTAAAGCTGTCAAAAAATGAGGCCACTAAGCCAGTTGCCGATGCTATGGTGAAGATAAGCGAGACTCTTGATGCTGAATATAAAATGATAGAAATGGAAACATCAAGAGTAAAGACCTCTACCCCAGAAATTGAAGCTCTATCAGAGAAACATAATTTAAAATATGATGGCGTTCAGGAAACACCGGGGAATAAACCACCCCTCCATCAATTCACCGATAAAGAAACGGGAACGACATTCTATGTTGAAAAGCCTGGTGAGATTCCTTCTAAGATAGTGGAAGTAAGGGAAAGATTCAAGCTAGAACAACCTGCTCTGAAATCTGAAGAAACAGTTATTCCCGACGGGGAAAAAGTTGCCACACTTTCATTGCGCACGGAAGCTGAAGCTATTGAGGCAAAGCTAACTAATGACTTTGGTGAACTTCCTGCATATAAGACAATGAATATGAAAGAACAAGCACAGCTAGCTCAAGATTTTATTCATTCGGACTATCAGGCAGCGAAGAGAGTGGCAATGGGAGAAGAGGCTGCTCCAGCAGGAATTCGTGACGCGTCAGTTTATGAGGCAATGAAAATACGTGCATTAAAAGAAGGCGATGTTAATCTCTTACGAGAATTAGCGGTAGAATCTAAAGTTCCCACGAAATTAAGTGAATATGGTCAGGCCATTAAAGCCGCCGATTCCAACTTAATAAGTGATCCAGTCAAGGTTATGCAAGATATTATCAAGACAAGGAAGGAGCATTCAAAGCGAACTGGAATAGAACGTATTGAAGATATCATAACAAAGGAAGAAGCTGCACGAATTGTCGAGTTAAGTGATGATATGATGAAGAAGATGGACGCCATGGAAAAAGGTGGAGACAGATTTGAATATGGTGCATCTCGCGTAGCCTACGAAAGATATATCGATGAGTTGAAGGGTGAGAATTTATCCATCGGGAGGAAGGTAAAAGATCGGTTTGGTGAATTTAAGACTACATTCAAAGATAATAAGGCAGAGGCGGTTTATAATGTTGGCGTCGATGCTCTTAAAACTATTGTAAATAATTCTGTATCCTTGGTGGCATCCCTTGACAATTCATTCCTTGGGCGACAGGGTCTACATACACTTATGACTCATCCTTCAGTCTGGGCAAAGGGAGCAAAAAATTCATTCGTTGATATTTGGAATACATTGGGTGGGAAACAAACTCATGATGCTTTAATGGCCGACGTTTACTCACGCGAGAATTACTTGAATGGTTCTTATGAAAAAGCAAAGATTCTCACCAAAACAGAGGAACAATTTCCCACGTCAACACCTGAGCGCATTCCGGTTGTTGGTCGCGTATTTAAAGCATCACAAAATGCCTTTACTGGTTCTGCTATTCGTATGCGAACAGGACTATTCGACCTGCTCTCAAAAAAAGCTACAGAGAATGGTGTTAATATGAAAAACAGCACTAATCTTGAATCAACGGGAAAATTAATAAATGCCCTAACTGCACGTGGGAAATGGGGTGAAAAGGGTGAGCCCGCTTTTGTTAGACTGTTCTTATGGGCGCCAAAAATGATTAAGGGTAATATTGATGTATTAACTGCGCACGGTGCAGGGCTTGGTCTTAAGGGTAAATTTGCACGTAAAGAGGCGGCAATCAATTTACTCAAGATAGTAACTGAAACAGCGGCGGTTATGACTATAGCTAATGCCCTTAAACCTGGCAGTGCAGAGCTTAACCCGACAAGCACGGACTTTGGAAAGATTAAAGTGGGTAAAACACGGTTTGATATCACCGGTGGAGCAGCTTCTCTTGTTACCTTGGCATCTCGCATACTTACGAGATCGCGTAAAAGCACAAAGACTGGGGAGACTATACCATACGGAACTGAGTTTGGTCAAACGAATCCATTTGATGCACTTGTTGATTTTGTAACCAATAAGACTAATCCACCAACTCGTGTTCTCGTTGACTGGCTACGTGGTGAAGATTTTAAAGGTCAGCCGTTTTCACCATCAAAATCACTCTATAAGGCAACAACTCCAATCGTAGTTCAAGAGGCCATAGACTTAAAGGATGAGGCTTCTGCTCAAGCAATAGCTGGAGTAATTCTTGATGGTTTCGGGGTAAGTGCAAATACATATAATTATTATTACGGTGAAGATACAAAAGAGGCCATGAAAAAGCGGGTAAGATATATATTGAATGCTTTTCAGCCCTTAACAAAAGATGGAAAGCCAAAGAAAAAGCAACTTACACAGGGAGAGCGTGAAGCTTATAAACTAGAATTCAAAGAATTAATGGGGAAATTAAAGGGGTAACATGACAAAGAGCAACTTCAACATATCGGCTGCAAATCTTATAGTTACAGTTATTGTCCTAGTAGCAGCTATAGTAGGTTTCGCGTGGGCTAACAAGGCTGGTGTAGCTAGTAATTACACTAAGAATGTTGATCAAGACAGTGCTATAGTGTTATTAGAGGCTGCCGATGTGCAATTTAAAACAAATGACAGCGCTATGATAGCTATGATCCGATCGGGTGACTCAACTATTCTTGATGGTATAAATAAATTAAACAGTAAAATGGATTCAGTAATACAGGAAAGTAGGTAATAGATGAAAAAGTTCTTTGAAAGTTTATGGTTCCCGATAACGATGCTATTAGTATTTGCTATAGCAATGTGCCTACTTTTACCTGGTAGAGTTTATGCTTCGGGAAGTTTCCCTCCATTCTGGATACAAGCCGATACAATACGTAAGGCAGATCCTAATGATAGCTTCTTTCTTTTTGAGACACCAACTGGTGACATAGGCTACTTCATGTATGGTGATACAACTACTGGTGGCGGTGGAACTACTGCATGGTATTTCTCAAATGACAACGCTACATTACTAGCTATAGGTTCTGGTTCAGGTGGTAGTGGATCAGATACTACTATTTGGAATGAAAAAATTAACATAGACACAGCTACCTTGAATGATGGTTGGCTATTAGCTTACGATTCCACTAATCAGGAATGGGAAGATGTCGCGCCTGCTGGTCTTGTAGAAGTAGACCCTGGACTAGACGTTAATCCTGTTATAATTAGCGATGGCTCTACTCCCGATCCCAGCACAAGATATGACGCTTCATCGGGAACTGATGGATATTTTGTATGGAAACAGGACAATGATTATTTCTCTCTTAACGAGGGGCTTTACGTAATAGATTCAACTGCTGATGCAACGGGGGCCTATTTATCTTTAAAGAAAACACGGTCAGGCAGTCCCGCGCACGATGAAGACATGTCCGGTGCCGTTTATTACAGGTATGTAGATGCCGGTGGAACGAATGAGCAGACTTCGGCTTCGATTGCCAGTTATGCAAAAGATACTACGTTAGGTGCAGAAGAAGGGAACCTGATCGTTCAAGTTGATAGTGCCGGTAGTCTTGTTTCTAAATTAGCCGTTGGCGTGGTGGGTATTACAGTTGTTGGTTATATGCAATCAGACAGCATTTATGTAAATAGTAAATTCATATCAGACTTTGAAGGCACAGCATTGTCGATTACAAGCGGTGTTCTAAATGTGACCGAGACAGACCCGACATTGACGGATGATGCTACGGTTACAATAGGAGACGGAACTCAGCCTATTGCCCTGATATTTGATGCGGAAAATCCCGGCAATGCAATAATTTCCTTTGATGGGTCAGATAGCACTTTTCTGTTATCCAATGCAACCAACTTTCATTTTTTCCAAGTGCCGGTAGAAATAAGTGCCGACCTTACCCTTTCTGGCGCAGGTTCCGACTTAACTGTCGGCGGAAATATAGATGCTGATTCGGTAGATGCCAATAGCATGTATGCCGACACTATTGATGCTGATTCGATTAAGACGGGTGATTTAGTAGTCACAAATGATATCGTAGCAACTAATAACATATTCGCCGACTCAATTGACGGTAGTATGGTCTACGGTGACTCAGTTAAGACAGGGACTCTTATAGTTGGTGCCGCTGCTGGTATCACCAATATCGCAGGAGCTAATTTAACAATTTCAGGTGGCGTTCTTAATGCTTCTGGCGGTTCATTGACTTATTTCGCAGAGTCGGAAGATACTGACACCTCTATATTTGCTCCGGTTACAAATACAGTTATCAGGCTTGCTACGGCAGACTTAAAGGTTGGAACGAATGGCGCGGCCTCAGACCCGTCTATTGGCTTTGACGGTGGGACGGGAACAGACGGATCTATTACTCACGATGAATCAGAAGGCGAATTTGTTATCAATCAAAAGTTACACGCTGATAATAATATTTCAACCGACAAACATATATTTATTGACCAAGACGAAGATGAAGCAATAGACTATTTATATTACGGTGCTGATGCTGACCACGCTCTTTCATTTACCGAAGCAACCCCAGTATTCAATCTAACTGATAGTCTCAAAGTTGCATTAGGTGTTGAATCTCCGATTATCACAGCAACAACTACAATCAATATGCCCGACTCATCAATCACTGATGCTGAAATAGATCACTCCTCAGTTGAGACTTGGCTTGATACAGTTTATAGACCGCGTGATTCCTACGATGATACAACCATTGATACAAATAATACTGGTCAAATTAGGATGGCTCAACAATCAGCGGTCTTTGGCCAGGTATTAAAATGGACTGGTTCAACGTGGGAACCTGCGACAGATCAATCGGGTAGTCCAATTTGGGAGACTTCAAACGACACTGTGAGAGTCATAGATGCCGATGGTGACACAAACTATGTTATCTACGATGATGATGCAGGCAATGTTCAATTCACAGTAGGCAATACCGCCTCTAATGCGGTGCAAACGTTGACGGCTAAACTCGACACTATCTTAGGTGCCGGAACTCAGGTTGTTCTCGGCAATGATACTATAAGTCTTGGCGATGGAACAACCGACACTGCTGTTGTCGCGTGGTTTATCACTCCAACTGACACTGGTGGAATAAGATATAATAACGCTGATAATTCAATGGAGTTCTCTAATGATGGTGGAACGTCTTGGACTGACATTGGTTCAGGTGGTGGTTCGACTTGGAATTGGGAAGACTCGGCCGGTGCGCCTCCAAATAATGTTTTAAATGCTTCTTTCGCTGATAGTGCTGGTTCATCTGCTGATGAGAAGGTGCAAGATAAAGCCGGAGCGATGACAACTGGTAATACAACAGACGGCATTACTGTCACCTATCAGGATGTGGATGGTACAATCGATTACGAGGTTGATGTTAAAGTTTCTGACAGTTCGGTTAATTACGCTGATACAGCAGGTAGCTCCTTGGATATTCATGTCGATGAAAAAGTTGATAGATTGATTAACGATGCCGATGCTGTTCATACGCGAATAACTATAACTTATGATAATGTTGACAATGCAATGGACTTCGTAGTTGACGATATGTATGCCGATAGTGACGCCGATGTTACAAATGACATAACTGTTGATAATACTACTTACGTCACAACTACTGGCGATGTCACTGTTGGCGGTGGAGTTGTTATCTCTGGTGATGACATAACCGATTTCAATGGAACTGGACTTGATGTTAATGCCGGAGTATTAGAAGCCTCTCTCGGAACGTCCATTAATGAGCCTGAACTTGATGTTACCAACGGGCCGAGTGGAACTGACGGTTACTTTCTTGAACATAACTTGGCTGGAAGCAATTTCACATGGCTTGACTTAAGAAGTGTAATTGATTCGGCGGAAAGTGCGGGTCGTCACGCTGATTCAATTGCGCTAGTAGATACTGGTCTATATTATGAGGGAACAGACGTAGAAGAAGCCTTACAGGAGGCAGGGTTTATAATAACTGACATTACTGATGATATTGCCCTAAAGCGGTTCGCTGTCTCTGATTCTGTCTCTGGTAGTGCATGGACTATATGGATAGAGCAACAAGAAGGTATCAATTTAGAATTTAATATTAATAAAGTTCACCTGCAACATCCAGATACTTTTATGACGGTGAACGCTACGGCTTTCGCCGGATCGGACATTGCCCCTAATACTGTTTATATTTACGTAAGAGATAGCAGCGGCACTGCTGTGTTGACAGCTTCGGGAACAGCACCGGAAGGTGTTCTTGAGCATGTTGATGTTGCCAGATATAAAGCTGGTCTGGTTGCGGCAACAACGGTAAATCAATACGGAGGATTTGCTACTGCAATGACTTCCTACGAGTTTATATCTCACACATATCATAAATTCTTTGAAGCTGGCGCAGACTATCGGTCAGGAATGGGAATAACGGCATCAAACGTTGACGTGACTATTGCCGTGGGTTCAATGGGATTACTTTTTGATGACATTGCGACAACGGAAAAGCAAGTAAGTGTCGATAGTCTGTTTTATAAACAATTCGATGGTGATTATTTAACAATAGATGATTTTGCGATTGATGAGTATTCAACTGGTGAAACAATTAGCGCAGACAAATATTTTAATGTCACTCTTGGCGTTCTTAACAACGGCGACACTCGTATTATGGCAGTCATTCAAGCAGGTGATGTTATCCCCGTTGGCAAAGAGTATAAGAATGTTAAGGAGGCGATGGAAAATAAATATGGTGTATTAGTTTTCCAGCCGTCCGATGATCTTTTAAAGACTCTATTTGTCCCTGTCGCAAGAATTGTCATTGAAGCAAATACCGATACTCTTTGTGAACTACCAGAAGCAGGAACAGGCATCTATCATCTTGATTTGAGAGCCGGTGTCTCTAGTGGTGGTGGTGCAGTCGCCGCGACTACTGATTCATCTGCTGTGGCTAGTTGGAATTACATGACAAAAGATTTCATCAGGGATGATGCTTATGGTGCGGCATGGGACGCTGTAACCGATTCAGCCCCGTCAAAGAATGCCGTATATGATGAGATGGAAACTAAATTAGACATTACAGATACAACGGCAATGCTGTCCTCATATTTCGACTCTGCGGAAGTTGTTGACACAATACTAAGCTCATTGACTGACGCTAACATTCCGAATACAATAACGATTACTGAATCCGATGATGTAGATACGTCGGGAACAAAGATAGCGGCGGCATTGGCATTGCGTATGGAGAACACAGGCGATACCACGTCGGGAACTTATGTATTTGATGATATTTACCGCTCAACCTCGGCTGTTGGCGATTCAGCTTATGCAACTCAAAACTGGATTCAGAATAATGCAAATTTCTCAGGTGCGACCAATCTTACAATCTTTGGTGATGCTCTTGTATCTGGTCAATATCATGAGAATGGGACATTGAGACAACTCGATACTGCTAAGATATTTGCTCACGAAAAGAACGGTGCTGATTGGATAAGGACATGGACATCTAATGTGTTTAGAAATCCCGCCTCCGACACAACAGGCTCAGAGGCTTGGGGTAATGTGATCGACTCAGTTGATTATTACCAAATGATTCACCCGTCAGTATTGTATATGCCGTTAGGGTATGGCCCGACAATAGGGGATTCAATCTATGATGATATGGAAATTAAAACATACTATTATGATGGCACAGGATATAGTAACCCCAACAATATGAAAACAACTCCTGTTGATTTGGATTATACGGCAGAATTTGATTCGTCCGGGCCAACCTATGACGATGGAATACAGGGCAAGACTGTATTTGATGCTCAACATGATGGTATCATAATAGGCGCAGCAACGACTTATAACGGATGGAAAATTGATTTAAGTGCAGTAGGAAGCGGAACAATTTTACCAATATATCAATATTGTTCAACTGGAACGAAATGGGTTAGTTTCACACCTGATTTTGACAATACAAATGGTTGGTTTAACGATGGTGATGTTAAGTGGACTATTGCTGACTTGCCGGGTTGGGCAAGCCTTGACCCCGGTGGCGCTGAAACCAGCACTGGGTATTATATCAGAACAATAAGGAATCGGTCAACTGATCCCGGAACAAAGACTATTGCAACTGTTGATATATTCCATCCCGCTGATTCAACTATATATGATGGACACCCACTTACAAGTGATGACGGTTGTGCCGCGATTGAAAGTAAGATATGGGAATATTGGGCTTTCTACACTCCACTTCCGGGTGGGTCGGATGTTAATGAAGATATAACATTAAGAGTTAGTAGGACTGGTGCTGATGATAGTTGGGAAATACCTTGTGTTCAATGCACATCAACTGTTAGCACAGTTTCCGACACTTTTGAGATATGCCCACCTGATCCGCTAATATCCATGTCTGACCTTAATTTTACTAATGGTGATTCAGTATTTGACTTCTCAACCGATGGTCATTCATCTGACGCTGAAGGGTTTGTTGATGCTGAAAATAGGATGTATGGAGCATTTAGAGTCCCTGACGTTGGTTATACTCTTGACGCGGCTCCACAGGATGACAGACAATTCATTGAGGCCATATTCACCAATAACGGGATTAATTGGAACGTAGAGGACACAGTTCATTTATATATTGCCGACCAAGTTAATGGACTTACTATTGTTTCCCCAGCATTAACTCTTGGAGCAAATAATAAGATAGAGATGTGGGGCGAGGGTGATGGTGTAATCTACGAATTTAACGCTGATTCTATGAGTGCAGGATTTACGGTTGTTGACACTGTTCAATGGGCAGAGATGTATGGTTATGGCGGTTGGGGAACGATGCCAGCACATGATGTAAGGCCGTGGCACGGTGACTTTAATAGGAATGGAAGCGGTTACGATGTGTTTATGTATTTTTCTGATACCGCCGCCTCCAGTAGTAACGATTCTTCCACTGGGATTTATTACGGTTACATGCCTGATGGCGAACATATATACTGGAGAAACACTCCTCTAATTTCAGATATGACATTAATGGAATATGACCAGACAGAAGAGGGAGCATATAAACCAGCCGCTATATGGTGTGCCGATGGTCGGGGAGGTCATTATAAAATGTGGTATTGCACAAGAGGCGCAGGATCATCCAATCAAGATTGGCACTCATATTCAACCAATGTCTATATAGGTGATAACGGATTTACACCATTGCAAACCTATTCTGTTGGTGGAGCAGGTTCAGCAGGGCCGGGTGATTCTGTTAGACTTGAATTGCCGAGCAAATATATAAACGGTGATACTATATTTTATATGATGTTTAAAGATTCAGCGATAAACGGAACTGGTGACGGTTATAGCGATACGGCCATCATTGAGGTAAAATTAGAATCTTGGTGTAATTACATTGATTCGTTTGTTGTTGAGTTCCAAAGCACAGACGCGGCAGATGCTATTTTAGATTCACTCAGGATCAGGGGTGTCAATACGGACGCTTCACCATTCGGAGGTGACTCTGTTTACTTTGAACTTGAAACAGATACGGCCAATGTCGCTTGGACAAGATATGCTGTTTGGGTTGGTAAGAAAGTGACTCCACGAACAGCATTGACGTTGGAGGTGCAATCCCTTTTAGGGGATGATGGCTGTGTTTATGTAAAGGATGCTTACTTAATAGGTTCGGAGAGGTAATGAGATACTTATTATTACTATTATTACTGTTACCAATAGTAGCATCGGGGCAAACCTGTGATGGGAACCATATACTCGCAACTAACTATGTTCCCATTGATGCGATAGATAAAATCAATTGGACGAACATCACGACAACTGCGGCTGGAACTCTTGATTCTATTACTATGAAAATAATATCATTTAATTCGGCGAGAAATTGGAGAGCCGCGGTATATACTGCTGGTGGTGGTTCACTTCTGGATTCTTCGTTACAATTCACCATAAGGACAACATCGGGAACAGGTGAGGACTCAGCTGTCGCAATGGAACTCGGTGCCGCTTTAGATGCAAGCACGGATTATGCTGTTGCTCTTTGGGCAGAGGGAGCTACTTTTATTGATAAGGTCTACATTGATACATCGGGAGCCAACGAAACGACATTTGTTGATAATGAAGATTTCGCAAATGCTTGGCCAGCTTCTTTAGCAAAAGACTCACAACATAATGATAGCGGTATGATTGCTACTATTTGTCACAGTCCTGCCGGAGCCACCTCAAACTATTCCATCCACGAAATAGGACAGACAGCGAGCCCTATTCACGGTAAAGGGGAGGTCAGCGGTGCGCTTCATTCTAAGTAGTATATTAGTTTTACTGGCAACCTCAGTCTTTGGACAGGGGCCGGGAAGCTGTGACGATACGATTACAATATCTTCTTTGCCTTATACGACCGTAGCTGATGATACTTGCTATTGTCTTTCCGGTAATCTGACAACTGCGACAAATGGAATATATATCAATCACTCAAACGTCTCAATATTCGGAGAGGGTGATACGATAACTTTCAATACTGGAAGTGCTAACAGTAATTATGGAGTATATTTTGATAGTTTTGAAGATTCTATTTTACTTGAGAGTTTAACGGTTATTCAAACGGCTTCTTCTCCGGGTGATTCTTGTCGAGCCATACTTGCGGGTAATGTTAATAAAATAGAAATATCAGATTGTAATGCCCACGTATATGGCTATAATGGAATGTGTGTTGCTCATGGGTTGGCGTCTGCTTTTACAGAGACAAATCTCAGGGGCGTTTATAACTTTTTTATTAACGATGGAAATTACACTCATTTCGGAGATGGCTTTTCAACTCGTAGTCATAACCCATCAGAAGCGTTAAAGTTAAACATGTCTAAAAGGGACACGATATTAGGCGAAGGCGACTATCATTACAGGGTTTCAGGTATAACAATTGATTCCTGCCCTCATAACGGTATTTTAGCGAATGGAAAAATATTCATAGATTCAAATCATATTTGGTTAAATGCTCACAATACTGATCCGGTTCATGCGGCTGAAAACTGCTATGGTATAGGAATGGGAGCCGCAGGATCAGATACTATCGGCGGTGTTATAGTTGGTGATACAGCCAGCGCGGGAAGCCGAATATCTTACAATACAATAGGTGTCAGAGACTCTTATCAAGGCGGTCGCGGGATTTATGTTGGCAGAGTCAGGGGAACGTCCGACAATCGAATACAAGTCAAACATAATACTTTAACTGTCTCTGAGGGGCCGGATGCTGACGGTGACGATGCTGATGGTAATTGTTTTGGGATCAGGGTTCGTTGGGAAGATGAATATGTTGACATTGACAGCAATACAATTACAATGGCCTGTGACGACAGTTCAACGACAAGTCATGTCGGCGGAGATGGTATAGGAATATTCATATCCGCAGAACTTGAGATGCAATCTGCTGTTGACACGGCTTATGGAAATATAAGAATTTACAATAACACGGTTACAAATACATATTCGGCTGATGTTATAACTTCCGGTATGGGTGTTTATGGATTGGCCTTTGAAATTGATTCGTTGGGACACTTCCAAGTTTCGGGTATCGATACAGGGAGAAATGGGACGGTAGCAAACACTGTCCAGAGTTACAATAATAATATAACGAGCAATGTTACTGCCTTAGTATTCGGACAGCTAAATGCCGGATGTGTCGATGCGTTAAGCACGGGCGATACTCTAAATTGGGCAGATACTCAATACGGGAGTGGAGTCGTAGCGGTTGGATTTGGAGCCGATAAGAGCTTTATTAGAAACATTCTTCGCGATCCGATTTACGTTAATACAAGTTCAGCCGATATTTATAGCGGTTCCGGTTCTGGTATCAGAGAAGTATTCAGCCAGAGAAGCGTATCAATTTTAGTGGCCACTCTCGGCGGTTCTCCAATTAACAACGCGACCTATTACGTATGGAACACTTACGATGATACAGTCCTAACAGGTTCAACCGGTTCAGACGGACTAATAACTGGTAATGTCAATTACGATTATGACCTCTGGACGGGAGCTTCGACTCACACAGATTCGACCTATAATAACATTGTTATAAAAGCAATCTCCGGAGGTATAGAGGATTCGGTAGTCTTAACATTTACAGACGGTCTTGCTATTGAGGGATCGGCTGTTGAAGATACAATACTTTTGAATGTTGGAAATATGAGCATAACAGGGGCAAACTTAAAAGGAGTAACGATACAATGAAGAAGGCAAAAAAGCATTGGTCACAGACTAAAGAATGGGTAGCTAAAGAAAAAGAAGCAGACGATGATTATAAGAATGGCAGATATAAATCTTTCCGCACTATTGGTAAATTGGTTGCATATTTGAATGGGAAGAAGGAGATACAATGAAGAAAATACTATTAATATTATTGATACTTGCTACCTCTGTGATGGCATCGGAGAAGCTATATATCAATGAATTGTTTCAGCTCGGTGGAACATTATTTACTCCCGACTCTGTCAAGGTCAGAGTATATAGTGATCTTGCTATTGTTGCAGACACCTCAGTGACATATACGCCGAGTGGTGGGCTACTTAGAGACTCTATCGTAGGGGACTTCGCTTCAGCTTATGAGCTACACTTTGGGGTAATAGTTTACAAGGCATCCTTTTGGGGGACAGCTTCGATGGCTTACTTTGTTCCAATTAGACAAAGCCAATCGTTTATTAATGTAGATCCAGCTTATTCTGATTCATCCAAAATGATATACGTATGGGGCAGGATTGTTGGACCAGGCAGGAACCCGGGAGATACCATCCGCGGTGTCGAGGATGCTTATATTTATATTACGCCATCAAAATCCTCAGTGATCGATTCCTTTGGGAATATATACAATATGATACAGCCAATAATTACGAGAACAAATAGTCTCGGTAATTGGGGCGCCTATGTGCCTATATCACAATTTCTTATACCTGAAACATATTGGACGTTCCGCGGCAAATGGCCGGGTGGAGGTTTTTCCACTGGACCAATTGAGACTCCAAATGATACAACCGGTCAGTTGACTAAAGACTCAGATGGAATATGGGCTATTGAATGATATTCAAAGACGAAAGACAACGGCCTCTCTACAATGAGAGGGCTGATGGGACATTGCGCAATGTTCTGCATATACTAGACTACTATTCATTGCTGATTAGTAATAAAGATATAGTTGTCACAGAGTTTTGGCGCGAGGAAAGAGCCGGCAGACTATCGTTTCATCCAATATTCCAAGCGGCTGACATCCGAACCAAGAGAAGAAGTCAGGAATGGATCAAGAAGATGATTGGTATGCTTATCGTCCTGAAGGAGGATGATAGTAGGATACAGTTTGAATATGAAGATGTAGGTGGCAACAATGAACATCTACATATTGAAATTGACACCGGTAATCCGGTTTAACCCTAACAAAGGAAACATTATGGAAAAGCTATTAGGATGGAGAACATTCGCACTTGCGTCCATTGCCTTTATTTCAACCGTAGTGCTAGTTGCTATGGATAAGATTCCACAGGTAATAGATCTAACCACATGGACCACATTTGTTCTAGCAGTTCTTGGAACATACGCCGTGAAATCTATCGGAACCTCTATGGCGACCAAAGAAAAATAGTCAAATACTTCTTGCCTTATCATGCCCTGATAGCTATATTCAGGGTGTGATACGAGTCTTTTTCAAACCTTTAACTTCGAGAGGAGATCCATGAAGAAAACAATTCTAGTCCTTGCCCTTACTTTAATGGCTTCGTCAACTATGGCTTCTGCTGTATTTGGTGTAGGCGGCTCTGTGAGTAGCAAGTTTAACGATCCTGGAGCCACTATTATGATAGGGACTCAGTTCGTCGTCGATTCCACCAAGGATATGCACATGAGGACTATGTTCTCTAAAATGAATTGGGGAAACAACCTGGACAAGATAACTGCTATGTGGGTAACTTACTGGACGTTGCCTATATGGGATCAAGTTAAATTTGGCTTACATTTTCAAGCTGACTATGAAACTGAAAGCTCAAGTGTAGGCGCGGCTATAGGAGGTGAGATATATAAGCACCTTTTCGGAGAAAATGGGATGTATATTTCCGGTGATTTCATCTCTCTTCCGGACGTAGATAATGATTATATTCTACTTAGTGTAGGGTTAATTGCTAATTTTTAATATGAGAGGAAGTCATATCTATTAATAAAAAACGGCAAAAAACATAATATCGTGAGGATATTAGACCAGACAACTAAGGGGGGTATTATCATACCTCCCTTTTTAATAGGAGAAACATGGAAACACTAGTATTAATACCGGACATACAAGCGCCACAACAGGACGATAGAGCCATCGATGTAGCCTTAAAGCTCATTAAATATATCAAGCCAACCGAGATTTGTTTTCTCGGGGATGTGATATGTGCTGATCCAGTGTCTAAGTATCCTAAAAATCAATGGAAGGATGCTAGACTAACCCTGATGGATGAAGTGGAAGAAACGAATAGGGTCCTTGATAAGTTTGATAAAGTGACTGGTGGTGCTAAAAGGAAGTATTTTCTTGAGGGAAACCATGAGACAAGGATACTCAATTGGGCTATTAAGAATACGATGCAGATAGGAGAATTTATTCCGCTTCAAGTTCAAAGCTTATTGGAAATGGATCGACGTGGGTATAAGTATATTCCACGGAATGGAATCAACCGGCAGCCACTTAAATATGATAACTTCGACATCATACATGGCAAATACACTAATAAACATCACGCTTTTAAACATGTGTCAACATTTATGAAAACAATATTCTATGGTCACAATCACGACTATCAAGTCTTTTGTCTGACCAATATAGATGGTAAGCCAAGGATGGGAATGTCATGTGGATGTCTCTGTGATTTCGATCAAACATACTCTGACGTTGGGCCATGCAATTGGATGCACGGAATAACTGTTGTTTACCATGAGAAGTCGGGACATTTCTCCGCCTATTTTATCCCCATTATAAACTATAAAGCTATCTGGAATGGCAAGGTGTTCGAATGAGACAGGAGACTATATTATGGAATTGGAGAAGACCATGGCAACCTTTTCATAGGGCTGCCCTTCTGACAAAAGACATTGACTTATTCGAAGTAGCGAGAGAATTACCTTTGTCCGTTGACAGGGGAAAGTATGGGGGGTATTATCACTTAAACTTACTCTCTGCCAAGGATTATAGAAAAATTTCAGACAGTATAAAAGGAATAGACGGTATGGATAATAAGATAGAAAAATTTATACATGGAACATATAATGTGTATACTGAATCAAAAACTATACATGACGAGATTATGAAATGGACCAAATCTATCGAGAGAGGCAAGTATAAATATCCTGATGGTCGTAGAGGTTGGGATGTAGTAATACTTGCGAAAGACAAGAATCGAGCCGAATCACTGATATTAAATGACAAAAAATAAGGCCGTTGTAAGGCAACAACTTACAATGGCCAGTTTTGCAGATTAGCCTGCTCAGTAAAATCTATTACAAATTCTATATACCTAGTCGCCTCCCATAAACAGCCATCAAATAAGCCTCAGCGATAGCTATTTTATGTTTCTTATTAGCTTTCTTGTCGTCGAATAACGTAGGACATAACTGCAAAGCTCTCACTATCGCGCCATCTTTATCCATCCCCGGCATCATTGCCTTTTTCCATGTCTGCGGTGGGACCTCAGTGAATGGGATCTGAAGACCGGTTATTAAGCCAAGTAGAATACCATAACCCTTACCAAAGTTAAACATTGATGTCACTCCTTGACCTGGCATGGCGTGGACCTTCTCGAGGATGACATGTTGCTCACGTTCAAGACCATCAACAAGCCATCTCCTCAGTGGCTCAATCTCAATATCTCTTTTGGCCTTTTTATTAACAGTAATCTTTACTGTCGGCATGACCTCCCACACAAACGTATCATCCGGATACAACGCACACGCGCCACCATCAAGCCCGGGATCGATCCCAATTATTATTTTACTCATTGCGAATCCCTCCATATAATCGACATACAATGAAAGGCGACTGCCGCGAGATGATGCTGGCCATCCGGATCGACCTTGTTGCCAGCTTGATACCTAAAAAGATGTCGGCCAATCTTCGCTATCTCCTCTTCTCTAGTATAACACTCTTTCCAGTCATCTTCCTTATATTTCTCAACGCCAACCTCATAAGCTTTCACGAGTGCATCAAGCCCCTCCTTTGGTACTAGATCTGTCCCTGTCTTCATTTCTTCTCCTCACATATTAAGGTTATCGCCCCTGTGATAATGAAGCTATACAGCAATATCAACAGGAACATTATTAAGTTACCACTCATAATATAGTGGAACACCACAACAGTCTAATATTAAAAGCACTATTACTATTATACATCCACAGACTACAAATACTGCCTGTGGTCCCTTATTATCATAGCTACCTGACATTATCGACTCCCTTCTCCCCCTGTGATAAAACCTCGCGGGCAGTTGCAAGGTGAGCATTCTTATGACAGCTCCTACATAGCCATTCAACATTTAGTGGTTGTGAGTAGTCTGGATGATGCCCGTCAACCTTGGCTTCACCGCAGAGGCAGGGTTGCCTTGCAAGGGTGCCATTTCTTAACGCTGTTCTCACCATACCCTGCGCTCGGATTTTCTCTGGATTAGCCCTATCATATTCCTTCGTTACTGACAGGTGTTTATCCCTGTTTTTGAGATACCATGCTTTATGGTATTCCCTCAGTTCCGGCAGAAGTTTTTCTCTATTTTTTAGCCTCCATGTTTTATTATATGCACCTTGGCATACTTTACACGCACTTGATACACCGTAACGTCCTGATTTATGCTTATAATATTCTGTTATTGGCTTTGTTCTACCGCATTCGCCACATTTCTTTTGTATTTCCCCCATCAGTCGCTCCCATCGTTGGGGTTGTCGGGATATAGTCTTTCGTTGCACATTCTCTCTATTTTGTTGATTGACTCAATATCCGCTAATACTTCTTTATCTGAATGAGGTGAGCCCCGAAGCCTTTTCACTTCCTTTTTTAAAAGCTCCCTATACATATCCATTCCATTACAGATTAATACACACTCGGAATTATTAAATGATTTTCCTTCATATTCTTTCAGCTTGGACTCGCTCTCGGATAGGCGCTTGTCGAGGTCGTCATATTCCTTCTCCAACTCAGCGGCCTCAAAGTCTCTCTTGGAACTCCTGATGCCGATAGCTTTGATCAATTCTATTTCTCGTTCTCTCAGCAATGCGGATATGGCTAAATTCATCTCCTCCAATCTTACGTCACCTCTATTATTCCGATATAAAATATCGGCAACTATTCTCTCCGCCAATGCCTCCGGTGTTTTGATCTCGCTTGATTCGGTCGGGGCAACTTTTGATTTGCTGCGTTCCAACATTACAAACATCCATTCATCTATTTTCTTTTCTTTCTCACCCATTACTATTCCTCCGATTCAGATTTTTTAGATTCCATCTGGGCATTGAGTATTATAGTTTTCTTACGATAACAATTACTAACAATAGCCTTAAATACATTCTTTTGATGCGGTAGATTCCCAGTATGCGTTCCATCCATCACTCTCTGCAATGCTTCAACATACTCCGTCATTTGGCCTAATGCCTCTTCCAAACGCCCCTCACTCATCTTTCACTCCCGCGTTTGCGTCTGAGATGAGTTGTTCAGTATCATTCAATGATAAATCTTTGTAGTGTGGCGATACATTAGAAAGTGCCGAATTATATATCATAATCTTTTGTTCTGGCTCATTCCATATATACTTTGCAACTTCTTTCTTCTCTGGCATAATTACCTCCTGTTATTAAGTAAAAGTTCCCCAACAATCCGAATCTGATGATATAAACCAACCCAATTCGTCAAGTTTCTTTAAATCTTCATCCGAAATCTTAGCCTCACTATCACCAAAAGCGAAGAAATCGTGAGAAGCGTAGCATAGAGCTTCTGCATTTTCTGGATATTTCTTTAATATTGTTAGGCCTTGTATTATGTTTTCTGCATTACTTTTCACATCCTTCTCCTATGTTACAATTATATTTCCGTCAACTATTCGGACTAAACGGTAATGGGCAGGTAGTTTTATATCTTTAAACTTATAAAGCAATGGGCACAACACCTTTGAGTCTGATGGGCTTTTAATCATAACCCAACTATAGCCAAAATGTGGAAATTGATATTTCACCTGCCATCTCGAATCATACTTTGTCATGGGGTGGCATTGATTAAGAGTCATCATTGGGAGCCTCCGATAAATTCCGGTTGTGATCTGAATGCAACAGCATTTACTACCAAGGTATCCTTACAATCTCGACACCATATTAAAGGACAATCTTCACAGAGAGGAGCATCATCATTCATTAATGTGTCACCCCACCAGAAAGAACAATCATATTCTTCTGGCCCATTTTCATTAGCAGGCGTAAAATATCCTCTACCACAACCCAATGCTTCATTGTTCCCACAATTAGGGCAAACTCTCTTTTCACTCACTTTCCTTCCTCCTCTATTGCTTCTAATATTATGCGGGCGATTTCTTGGATGCCACTTGAACTTAATATGCTGTCTCCACCTTTTGTTTGTGAATCGACTGGAATTTCCTCATCAAGAATACAAATAGTGCTGGCAGCTGGTAAAAAAGAAAATACAAACAATCGCTCCGCTATCTTCCTCGCGCATTTCTCTGCTACAGTCATTGGGACTCCTCCAATTTGTCAGCTATTCTTTTTAATGATTCCTTAATTGATAAAAGCTCAAAAGTGCTTAAACAAAGAAAGAAACATATCCCGCTTAATATTATTACTATTCCAGTCATTGGGGCTCCTCCTGCTCATATCTTTTTGAAATTTCTAACATCTTTTTCATATTAGGATTAGGCTCTTTCCCATATTTGTCAGGCGCATATCTTTGATAAAATGGTTGTGCAAAATGTATTAATCTATGAGCCTCTTTCAGTTCGGATTCAAGGCCACGAACCAAAAGAGTTTCATTGTCCAAAACTGATTCCCTAACTTCGTGAGCATACTTAATTATCTTTGCGGTAAATTGCCTACGAGAATAGTAACCATTTTCAAACTGTGAGCATAACCACTCCACCAATTCATCAACTGTCAATAAATCCTTGACGATTGGTTGAGCTGTTGCATTTTTTGCAATAGCTGGTTCCATCTCATTTCCCCTCCACTTGATATGATGTCTGCGCAAACACCTTCACCTGAACCGGCAAGGCCAATAATATCAGTAATAATAGAAATATCTTTCTCATTTTCCACACTCGCTTTCAAGAACTGAGTCAATAAACATTGAATCTATACCGCTTTTAATCATCCAGTATCTAATAAGTTTATGAGAGTTTTCTATTATCTCAATGCTCTCTTCCAATCTTGCCCTTAATATTCTATTTTCCGATTTAAGCATATCAATTTCCGCTTGTTTTAATTCCACGTCATTTCCCGCACACCCCATAAGCAAAAACATAATTAATAACACTGGTAATAGTTTCATAAATCCTCCTAAAAATTTAATTCCGATTGATCCTCTCTGTCATCTTTTATCATGTCAAATCCTTCCTCAAACATAAGCTCCTCATCCTCAAGTTTGTCATCGTGCTTATCCCATTTACGATAATGCTCAAATAACTTCTCGGATAATAAGAACTGATATTTACGATACATCCAAAACTCATCAGGCCTATTCGTCCGAACCATTCTTTTCCCAATCCCCATATTCTGTAATTTAGTCATCTTTAAGAGGACAGTCTTCCTCGTAACCCCGGTGGAATCAACCATTTCATTTGATGTGAACTTACCCTTCTCTGACGTTTTAAATGGAAGGTTAGTATCAAATAAAAGCTCAACACCTTTTCTGATATCATCCGGGATAGAAGACAGCCCCACTGTCAGAGCTACCTCAAAGTCGTCCCAGGTAATATTCTCCCTGCCACAAGCAAAGGCGTGAGCTTGCAATAGCTCCTTTATCAGCATAGCCATTCGACCGATACCTTCTTTTTCAACAGTCTGAGAGTTGACTTCAGTCTTATTCTCTAGATCTTTATCGATCCAAGTTGAAGCTTGGGCGCGACAAGCAGTCACAAATTCAGCCAACATGCCAGTCATCTCAAGGACATCCATATCATCGCCTTTAGGGTCCCATGTAAGAATCCTCGGCAAGTAACCACAGTGATCCAATAGTGCCTTCTTATCGCTCAACCCTTCTGGTGCATCCTTCGGAGGGTTATAACTCCTCGGATAGGTATGTTCGATAACAAATTCAACATAAGTATTGACGGCATGTTTGGCTTTTTTGACTTTAACTCTATACTCACTTTTTGAATCAGAAGTGAATATCTTCATGGCGGTCGAATATCTGTCGACAGTTCTTTCCCTAACGGGTAGCGATGCTAACAACAATCTATTGCCTACCTTACCCATCTCATTCCAAGCTGTCTGTTTAATGGGCGTGGAGGCTCCGCAAAGACCAAAGAAATAATCACCCTTAACTGACCTGAGACCGTGGACACCACCGGCATTAGAATAGCCAGTGCCATCAAGGACTCTAGCCAAGACACCATAACTGTGCGCCAGGATTTCCTTCGGCTGCCCAAACATAACACCAAGCTCAGGTAGTAGTAATGTTCTATAAGGTATCAAGCTAATAAGATCAGGATGCTTACCATTCTCTAGTTCTTTCTTCTTAACATTAGCCGACTGAGTAAGAAATGACGCAGGCGTGAAAGCATCAAGTTTTAATGACATAGGTAATTCATCGCAAAAATCTAGCACTGTAGTTTTACCAGATGAGCTTGAATCGACAAATACTAAGGCTAAAGGATTGGAGGCATTCTTAAACATTGGAGAGAAATGCACGGCCAACACCATCCTTAACATCAGCCATGTTCTCTCGTCGAATAGACCAACAATCACAGTTCTCAACCTTTCCACTTCAGTAGTGATAGTCTTATCGTTACCCTCGGAGTCTATGCCCATTTCTTTACGGGCTTGTGCATCGATGTCTGTCATTTATTATAGTTTCGTCTTTTTTGATTTAGAGCGAAATTCCTTGGATATATCCTCGTGTGTAATTTTATATATATACACAGGCCCCATCCCACCCGAAACTATTGATTCCATCCGTTTAATTAAGGGTTTTATTTCCCTTTTCGTGCGACATGTTTTAATAGACGGTCCACCATAATAGTCGATTACAACTTCGTAGTAACAGTTACTCATTCTTTTCCTCCATATTTTATCTGATAGCGGTGATAGATATACCGTTCATCCCAAAACTCACCAGCATGCTCGGCATACTGAGACAAGGAATGCCTGACACCGAGTGAGGACTGTCTTGCTATCCTAGCCATCCATGTGTAAAAGTTCCTTAGCATATCTATCAACTCTAACCCTAGCTCCTCAAATGTTTTAGGCTTAGGTGGCGCCTTAACTATGGTCACGCTATCAGTGTCTTTTATTCCAGCTTTCTTTAACAGATATTTCATTGCCTCACATTTAGTCAACCCAAATAGTTCTTGAGCTAAAATAAGAAGCCCGCCTTTGACACCGCATTTGAAACAGAAGAAAGTGTGATCCTTAAACGAGAAAGATGACGGATTGTCACCTCCATGAATAGGACAAGCAATACGGGTTCCGCGAGCTTCTATATTCGCATCCGCAAGTATATCTCGGATAGTTACCTTGTCTGTGATAGCTGAGAAGTTCAAAACTGTTTCTCTCTTTTTTGTTTAAAGGTAAAATGCCTATTACACTGCTCACAATACCAATACTTGCTAGTCCACTCACCTTTAGTTATATAGTCAACCGACATTTCCTTGTCACACAATGGACATGAGCAATATGATGGGACGGGGTTAAACATTATTCACTATCATCCCCCGTTATTGGATGTATAACTTTCTGTAGTGACTCTTGAAATATAAAAGTATTCATCAGTATAGCATCCTTACAGCTTTTACAGAAAACTAGGGGACAATCTCCACAATCTATGTCCGTATATAAAGTATCATCCCAAGGGAAAAGACAGTCAAATTCAGGGGGATTATTCGAATTACCTTTAGACCAGTTTCCATGTCCACAATCTAAGGCTTCATAATCTCCACAATTAGGACAGACCCTACTTTCTTTTTCACTCATATCTTACGCCTCCTTAAACGGGTTCAATCTTCTCATTTTCTCCTGGAAGGCATTGACAGCAGTAGCTTTCGCTAGGTTGTCATGCCTTTGTAACTTACTGCTCCCACATAAAACGCGTTTGAATACTGGATTAATATATCTTGATACTCTCTTGTTCTCGATAGCATCTACCATCTGATCTGGTGTCATACGTTGAATTTTCATTGGATCAAACAAACCTGTTACCTCCCGTCCTGATTCGATAAATAATTTCTTACGCTTAGCCCTGACGACAGGGGAGCCATATTCTTTTTCTATGAGTTCGCTATACAGCGATTTACGTAGAGTCTTATCCTTCTTATCTTTCATCCTTATCCTCAAATGTCATAAGGGTTTGCCCTAGCCCTAACCCACACTTAGCCAAGTGGTTAGACAGGGCGTTGTTTAATTTCAATTCTCCTTTTAAGGATAGGGCTATCGCTGATGTAGTTGTCTTTAGAACTGTTTGAAACAAGCCGAACTCTACATTAAATCCTGGTTCGATGTTGATTACGGTAGGTTTTCTTTTTGGTTTAGCCATGACACACCTAGTTGCACCAAAGGAGGTTGTCGGGGAGGGCAGTATAGATGGCTGGCAATATTATAAATATTAAGAATCCAACCGTTGATATAGCAAATCCCTTGACCCATGTTGGGACATCAGGTTCAGGGTCCCAACCAAATATAGGGACTATCTTCTCCCATAACCATCCAAGGGAATATGGAACAGCCCATATACTAAAAACCCCTAAAACCATTGCAGTGATCTTACATAACATAATAAATCCTTTCGTTTAAGTTTCCGTTTCTACCTAAAAATCCCCGGCGCCAATTAAGGACGCCGAGGTTGTAATGGAGGTAAGTGATTTTACGCAAACGGGAGGTCGTCATCCTCCGCTTTTTCTGGTTCATCAAAATCAACTGGTTCATCAAGGACAAAGTATTCCCTGATGTTATTGTAAATAGTCCCCTGCCATTCCTTGTTGACAACTTCAACCTTGACGACCTTGCCAACTAGATCTTGAAGATCCCCCTCGTTGTCGGTGTTAACCCTCATAGCCATTAGCATTTGCTTAAACTTACCAAGTTGGGCATTGGCGAATTCATACTCTTCGTCAAACGACAGTCTTTCGAATAGCTTGTTTTCCGGCCAGTCTTTGACCTTGAATTCGAAGTTGTTATATTTCGTGCCATCCTTTTTAAACGTCAAGAACATACCCTCTTTATCCGTATCCTTAACGCTAACCAACTTGACCACATAGTGACCTGGTTTAAGCGGTGGTGCAAATCCTTTCTCATTGTATTTACCTGTTACGGGATAAGTCATTTTACTACCTCTTTCTTTTTGGTTTTAGCCTTGATAACTAGATGCTGGAGATAACCCTCTAGGTCGCCAGCTTTTGCATCCTTCAAGACCTCTGTTTTAATATGTTTCTTTCTGGAGTTTATGGCTCTTGTGGGAACCTCAAACCCATCTATCATTTTTTCAGCTAGATATTGCTCGGCTAGGTTGATCTTGTTGATTAGCTCAGTAGGATCATCACTATAATAATCTTCAACAAGTTTATCATAGTCTAACGGTATAACAGACGATAGTCTCCCCGATCTATCACCTGCTTCAAAATGATTTGACGGTTTAGTGTTTATGACCCTTTCACCCTTGTTATTTATTCCAATAAAGAATATCATGTCTACTAACCCTGATACAAATTCAAATGCTCGTTTGTCGAGTGTGGGAATAATCATTCTCGTTGTTTCAATCTTCCTGTTAGGAACTAAGTCACCCTTTTCGTTCAGTCCACTTGCAATTGCAACATCCTTTTCTGTCGAATGAGAAATAAATACTAACCCAAGTCCTAACTGCGTCAACCTTCTGACTTGACGGGTAAATTCTCTTTTATAAGCTTTGTAGCCCTTGCCCCACTCAAGGTCGGATAGTGTATTAATACTAAGATCATCACAGACAGACTGCTCACAGAAATCACTTAGGTTGTCTACTGTATCGATGACTACTGTTTTAAATGGACACTCACCGGCTTTGACAGCTTTTTCTAGGGTGTCTAATCGAACCAAGAAATCAGCCCAATTCTTTATGTGCCATGCCTTTATGGAGAGATGCTTGGCGCCTTCCTCGGTTAAGAATCCAAGTGCATCAGACATCTTGGACCATAGAGTAGTCTTTCCAATCTTAACAATACCATAAATGAATATAGTATTAGCGTGAAAAGCAACATCTGATTTGCTTTTATCGGGGAATCCCCAATCTTTTTTAACGGTCATGTTTACCTCCTTATTTATTATTGGCGATGGCGGAGAGGGGATTCGAACCTCCATCAAAGCACCAGCCCCCGCATCGCGGTATTATTTATTTACCTAACTTCTCTATAAGATCATCAAGCATATTCTCGGCTGATTGCCTTGATATTTTAACACCGTTCCATTCAATATCTGAGTCGGGGAAGGAGCCAGTGTCAAAGAGGTTGGCTAATAGTTCAAGGTTGTCATCCCATACGTCTTGTAGCAACCAGTCTAAGCCCTTAAATGTAAGGTTGCCATGACCTATCTGATTATTATGACGAAATTGTTTCACCATCAATATAAACGCTCCCAAAGTCGGGTCTTCCTTGCAGTCGTCGAGGTCGATGACGGTTTGAATACATTCTTTTTGCTCAAGATACGTTTTACCGTAATGTTTCGGGTCGGGAATCTTATTAATGTCTTCATACCATGCAGTTTTATTTCCCTCTGGGGTAAAAACAATCTCACCTTTTTTAAAGTTTTCCCCATTCTTCGTCACAACTGCTACTCTGATTAAATTATTCATCGTCCCCACCTTTCATTACTGGTTTAATACTAAAGTTATATTTCTCCTCAGCGATCTCAACACCTTCGTAGATTTCGCCGGTTTCTTGAATCTCCTTTTTGAGTTCAGACTTGGAGACTTTGAATGTCAACACCTTTGCCACCCAAATCTTATCCTGGTAATTTTCAGGCTTAAAATCATCGGATAGCACAATGTTGCCACCCGCCTTAGATAGTTTTGCCACACCGTCAGAAGTCTTGAGTGATTTGGACGCTTTCGGATCTGCTTCGACTTGAAGACGTAGATAGTTTTCGACTGGCGCAGAGAAGAAATCGAGTTGATTGTTTGGACCGACCAATCTGGCATCATAATGAGCGTTGACCATTTCAAGCTCGATAGCTCTCTGTTTTTCGACTGTATCTACTTTAGCTCTCAAACGACCTATGCGATACATATTCATAGTGGCTTGCTCGATACTACTGACAGGAATGTCGTAGATGTCGGCATTAAAGGTGGCACCACACTTCATGTTAGTGCAACGACCTATGAGCATTTCTGACTCACAGCGTGGGCATAGCTCTTGGTTTAGTTTTTGGGCTTCCATTTTTAGACCTCGTTTAAATGTTTCACTCTTTCTTATCGGTATTAATACTATATTATTGACCAGATGTCAAGGGTTATTTACCTCCTAAACTATAATATTGAAGCATGCAGATTCAATTTCCTTTCTTTGGTTCAGGGATAAGGGTCACGCAAATTGTTAGTAAGACGGCTGTCCCTACTGGTAACAGCCAACCCTCAAATAGAGGGTAGTTGACTATATTGTTAAAGGTTACTAGACCAGCTAGCCAGATGAGGCAAGCAATGCCTATTGAGGCGATTAGGGGTAGTTTCATGTTATACTCATTTCAACTCTAAAAATTCATTAAAGTCTACAACGCTGATCCGGATTTGGCGCAGGAAGTCAGCTATTTGAAGGTTTGTATATGCGCCAGGCTCGATTGACATATCATTGTCACCTATGTCGATGGCGAAAGATTTCTCTTTTCTTAGAACATCTTCGGCGACATCAAGGATTGCTGGCACGTGGGAAAGGTTTGGTATCATTTTAGTTCTCCTATTCTTTGATTTCTGCTAAATATACAGTATTATCCTTGCCTTTTGTCCGAACATATTGGAGAGTTATTCCGATTGCTTCGGCTATCCGCTTCATTGAATCCATACCGCAACCGCCATCTAAAACAATACGCCTTGAGGTTTTATAGATATTGAGACCCATTCCATAAAATATTCTATCTCCTGTATATTTGCGTATATTGGTTTTTTCGCTCTCAATCGTCCAATCAGCTTGATCGGCAATATCAGGCTTTGTCAATCTGTCCTGAAATTCAGCTTGTAACCATTCAGCGTATGCCGTTCCTTGCATATCATAACCGCCACCATTGCAAGAACTGACCTTCACGCCATCCACCCAAAGAGAGCAAATATTATAACCGTAAGTGTTACGGCCTTTGCTCACAGTCCAACGAAATTCTAGTGATTTAGTCATCTTATACCTCTTAGTTTAATTTGTTTCAATTATAACGGCGATTCATTCACCTTTTGCGCGGGCAATGGCTTCGTTATTACGAATCTTACTCATTATTCTACTTAATAACACGCTGTAAGCCATTTCTTTATTGGTAGTTGGTGCGCCGTATGGAGTGTTTGAACATACCATAGAGTCAATTTCCTCAAGAGCTTCCAACAGATCAGGCGCGGAAGTGATGAGGTCGCCAGCGAAACAAGTATAATCGTCTTCGTAATGACAATCATCGACCGGGCAGATTGCAACCTCGCGCCCGTCTTGATCGGTGGCAAAATCAAAGTCTTTCTTATTTCCGCAACTTGGGCAAGTCATAAATGGTCGCCATCTATCATGGCCTAAGTCGGATTGTCCCGGCGTGTGTTTTGAATCAGTCATTTTGTGCCTCTTTTCCGAGTGCTTCTTGTTTCCATTTTGGCATTTTCTCCACCGATTCATTGCAATATTTAAGATGTTCGTTAAAATTGTCAAATTCTTTAATTTTAGCGATTACTTTCTTGAATCTTCTTAAGTCATTGATGGCGGCGAAATTCTTTTTATCATTATTGATTACTTCTTGAAGTGTATGTTGAGCAATCTCAACAACTTCCATCAATTCAGTCTTTTGTTGGCGTAAAAGGGCTATTTCCTCCCCCATATCCTTGTTTTTTCTAATTTTCCAAGCTGGTGGATGTTTCATGATATTACTCCTTTTAAAGTTTTTTTGTCTTACATACCTATAATACGGTATAGTAAACGATTGTCAAATCGTCAAAGAGCTTATATTTCTCAAAATACTCTAATGAGCTATGACTCATCAAGTTACAAGATAAAAATAATTTGGGGCAAATAGTATAAATTACTCAATCGACAGATATTATAAACTCAACTTTTGTAAGTCGAATAATACCATATAGTTATGGGACATACACAAAATTAGTATAGATTAGGTTATCTTTTTAATGACGTAATAAATAAGCCAATACTAGACAGCAAGGGTCAAGCGATTGATATATAATAAGTTGCAAGGGATGATTTACGGGTAACATTAATAATGCCTTACTAAGTCATCCTTGAACCACGTATTTTATATTCTCAAATATCTATAATTGTATGAATGGTAATGAGTTATAAGGGAAAGGTTAAAATGGGCAATATCCAAATAATAGTGGATATTATTACCTTCGGCAAAACCGCGTGGAATTTTTAACATGTTGTGTTCGTTAATATGAGCTAACAAGTGAAATACTCTCTAAAAGCATGTATTCTAACATCTTAGCGAAATGTTTTTTTATATTAACACATACCTGATTTATTCCACGCCAGATAGTAAAGAAAGATAAGGACTTAGGGTATAGGAGACAATCGTTGTTATGATTAGATGAGAGGATATAGGCAAAAAATAAGCCCTCAAGATAGAGGGCTTTGATCAAATTGTTACAATATCTAATCCTCAATAATGTCACTTATTTCAATCACTTCATTAAAGCAATAGCCACAAACAGGTCTATCTGGTAATTCTGGCAGTTCTATAACTTCTTCTTCATAAAGTTCAATGTCGCACATATCGCAATGATGTGTTGGTTGTTCCTCACTTTCATAATATTCAGAGTTGTCATATATTCGACAATTATGCCAATCTAGTTCATTATATTTAACTGCCTCATGTTTATAATGAATGTTTTTATGATCATTAAAAAATCTAATAAACCTAGCCATCTGTTCAATATACTCTGAAACGTCCATATAAGCCCTTTGGCTGTGTTCATTGTAATAACCTATGCCAATATTAAACCCTTTACATCCTAGCGATTCTAAGACAGATATATCCGAGAACGTTCCACGTCCAATTGTAAAATAAGGCTTTAATTCTTTGTCAAAGTCATAACAATAGCAGACTGCATCCGCGCCGGTTCTATCAAATTCAACTATCCAGTTATATTTTTTGTCAGTCTTAAATTGTTCGGCAGTCGTTTGTCCTATTTCTTCATTTTCGGTAAACAATATATCGGCTGTTATGCCTAGCTTGGGTAATAGGTCAAGTATTGTATAAACTCCGAGCCTATCGTCTAATTTAGCATTAAATATCAGATTGTCACCAGATACGTTTATTTCCTGAAAGTGATTACATTGTTGAACTGTATCTAAATGCGCGACAAATAAGATAGAACTGTCGTTATCTTTATAGGCATATTGTTTGCCTATTTCACCAATTACAATACCGCCAATCTCTGCCATAATGTCGCCAATAGACTGATAGCATCGTTTCTTAAGCTGTCGCCTGTCAAATAACTTGTTTATATGGCTATCAGGCAACTTTTTTATTGTCTTCTCTGATTGTTTCCGCGCAATCTTCGCAATAGTCTTTGCCATTTATAGACTCACTTTCTTCATAGAATTTCTCACATTTTGCACAAAAGTAGTAATGATCCCTTGCGCAAGTTATACAATAATACTCGGCAATATCTTCTATTTGTATCATGTCGCCACTTAGTTCATATTCTTCACATTTTTCACAATAAGAGTAATTATCTTCTAAGCATGAACTACAAATACAGTCTCCGTTAGATAATTCAGTTATTTTATCATTCAGAAAATACTCTCCACAATCCTCACATTCTGTAAAATTATTACATCTGCAACATTCACAAACATACTCTTCGCCATGACGGCCATTAACGGAATGAATTTCATCATTACTAAAACTTTCATCACAATTATCGCATCGACTAAAATTTTCAGAATAGCAATCTTCACAATAGCCATAATCACCAACATAGAAAATTTCATCTTCGGATATATTACATGCACAGCCCTCACAACAATAGTCCGATTCGCCTGGAATGTTTCCATTTGTCGAATCTAGTTCAATGCCATTAAATGTATTGGAGATTGTTATAATATTGTCATTTATTATTTCGCCATGATTGAACGTGTCCATATAAGGAATATGATCCCTGTATCGCATATCAAATGAATATTCTTTATTATTCGATAATAATGTTGTGATACTAGACGGTAAAGATTGATCGCGTCTAGTTAGATAACCTTTACTTTCCGCCCACGTATTAAGTGCGTTAACATGATAACCATCATTCGGATAGATTCTATCAATATATTTGTTGCCATCGGGTAAATTCCAGAGTAACGCTCTAGCTGTTACGCCATTACGATAAATTAATAAACTAACTACATCAGGGTTTAATTCGTAAAGCTCAACATAATCAGCACAACCGCCAGTCATGCAGGAAGTTCCGCCGATATTATTTCTATAAGCTTGCGTTATGTCCTTACCTGTTAATATTTCAATATCGCAATCGGCAGGATTGGCAATCGCAAAGACTACGCTATTAATTGTTGCTAATGTTTCATCGGATAACATAAGATTGCAAATACCTAAATTACGTCTAAAATATCGGCCCAATTTAGTCCTTAATCGCTTGTTATTGTTTAAGTTGTTTTTAGTATAATAACCTACCTTATGATTATAAGTGACTTCATAAGGACTGTCGTTACGATAGAACGAGACTTTATTAGCGCAATCTTGAGATAATGACAAATAGCTTTTATTGTCTAATTCTATTTTAGTAATAGCCAAGTTTAGACAATTAATCTCTGATTGTGTCAATTTGTCCTTGGATAGATTCAGGGCCTTAATGAGCTTTGACCTATCGTCAATTAGTTTGGATAACATACTTTCCTCATGTTAAAGGTTTATTTTGTTACTCTATTATACGACAGTTATTTAGTTATTTGGTATAGATTAAGGTTGCGCTTGATATGCCGGACAATGTTTGTGTTAATGTCCAGCCATTGTGTTCCAATTGATCCTTTTCCCAAACTGCCTTTCTAATACTTTCTTGACTTGTCCAGTCGATATTGACTTGTTTTTGTTTCATAATATACCTCGTTTATTTGTTGGTTGCGTGGTTATTTGTTATCTTCGAGAATAGTTTCAATAAATACTTGTAAATTTTCATCCAGACTGAAACAGTCGTCCATCTTATGTTTATATTGTGGAATTATACCAGTATTACAACCAGTTCCGGCAATAAGATAGTCTCCTCGTTTCTCAAAGTATACAACTGACTCGTCAAGTTCCGCTAGTCCAATATACTTTGAAGTTTCCTTGTAACAACTTTTAGGTAGTTTCATTATATACCTCGATAGTTAAAGGTTTATTTTCTTTACTCTATTATACGACAGTTATTTAGAGTCGTTAGTTCTGTCTAATATCATTATGTCGATATCATTCCCAGTTAATTCAATGCCTATAACTTCACAAGCGATAATTGCATTGCCTATTGTGTATTGTCCGCAATGTTTGACAATCTCAAGTATTTCGTAGTTTTGAAACAGTGCTGTTTCGTCTAGTAGTTCAATTAGTTTTAATTTAGTCATTTAATACCTCAATCATTTAAGGTTTATTGTTGCGCCTGTTATTAATAACGTCAATTATAAGGAATAAAACAGTAATATTTCAATAAATCGTATAAGTCTATATGTAACAATAAGCAGGACTATACTAGTCTTATACCTAAATAAGTATGCAACAAGATGCGAAGTCATCGAGTTTGTTGTGGTTCAAGAGGTTATTGGGGAGGTGCTAGCGGAGTTATTAATATAGTCAAATAGTTGTTGACAAATATAGTAAGATTAGTTATACTGTCAATATGGCAGATAGTATGACAATATGGCAGATGTAAATAAGACAGAAAGTATACAATATGACTACCAAGTCACTACAGCAACATAAAAAGAAACGTGGTAACTTAACACCCGCTAACCTAGCTGATGCTGGTAGGTTACTAGCACTAGGCGAGACAGTGACAGACATAGCTAAACAGCTAGACATAGGTAGGTCAGCACTGTCTCATGCTATCCAACCTATGAAGCAAGAACAGGCAGCAATAGCCAAAGCTAAACTAACTAAAGACCTTGACCGCATAAGTAGACAGAGAGTAGACAAACACTATCAGCTAGAGGACAAGCTACAGGTGCTACTGGATAGGGCCTGGACAATGCTCAATGATGCTATTGATGCTAATGACAGCGCACTAGCCCTGATAGCTCAACGTGAAGCTAAGGACTTGATCTATCGTATTGGCTCTAATGGTATCGCTATAGCTAGTTACTGTAAGAGTATGGGGGTAACGACTGTTGGGGGTAGCACTGATAGTAGTAATAGCCCCTCAGTCAATTTCATCTCTATTTTTCATAAAAAAGATTCTGACAGCGATATTCCCTTGACAAACGAGGACATATCTAGTAAATTAAAGGAGCTGAGTAAGCATATAAAAAAGATGAACGATTTAAAGGAGAACGCAATAGATGCAGACATTGAAATCCTCGACTGAGACTAAAAAACAACTCACTCTCAAGTCCCTCAACTCTCTGTGTTCTCGTCTATTCACTCCTGGCTGGCTTCAGTTCCAACCTTTCTGTGTAAATAGACCTGTTCATTTCATGAAGGAGATCGATACTATTAGAACTTACCTAGCATCTAAACCATGGAAGCTGGGTGACGACGTAAAAATGGTCAACGGTAGTAAGATTATTTCAAAAAAGAGCGGGATGATTAGAACCTTCTCTGATTCACCTGTGCCATTGATTGAGGTCGTTCAATGAACGAATTCAAGGAACAGCAACTAAAGGGTATGCAAACCTTTATAGAACGATGGGAACAAGGCGCCGGCCTACCTGACATAGCCAAGGGACCAGACCAACAGACCACTACTGAATCCTTATTAGGTGGTCGTCCTTGTAATTATGCGGAGATTGTCGATGCAATAAACAGCTCAGTTTCTTACGACATAGCAGCAGAATTTAACTTAGATAACGATAAAAAAGGAGAGAGAATGTTTAACCCGGAATTAAACCGTGCAGATGTCAGGGCTTGTCATAATTGTAGTCACTATGATGTTGACGATCAAAATTGCAAGGTCGAACCTACTTGGGTATCTCACGAACCAATCGATCATTGCGATGGTTATTTCAGTATGAACAAGGTTTGCGTTAATAATATCACTAAGGTCGAGAATCTTATTGAGTGTCGTGCCGATGCTTGCCACAAAGCTCAGACGAACCAAATCTTCTCTGATATCCGCGAGAAGGGCATGGCCGTTGTTATCATTGAACTATCCTCTGACGGCGATGGATCTTCTAGTTCACCTGATCCAACTTGGGGCGAAGGGTCATCTGCATAATGTCTGACGATTCAATTGACATTGCTATCAGCGGGCGTAGGGGTGAGATAGTTGAGTTATGGGAATACCATGACAACATCACTTGCGATGGTGTAGTAATAGGAGTATCCAAGGAGCGCTGGGAAAAGTATGAGGATGCCAAGCGCTTCTGTGACGACTTTGAAGATTGGGCATTAACACAGTAGGAGGAGAATGACAGTAGTAATAGCCTGGAAAACAGCCGACACTATATGGATGGGTGCTGATGGACGCGCCACATCTGGCTCAGATATATTTCCATCTGGTGTTAAAAAGATATATAAAGCCAAGCAAGCCATGATAGGTTACGCTGGCTTTCCTCTCATGATGCAATTGGCTAAACCGCTCGTTGATAAGCTATGCTTTGATAGTAGCGTAGACAAATTTGCTCTCGACTTAAAAAAGCTACTTGACGATAACAAGGCTAGTGAACATGATGATGGTTGTCTGTGTGGTGAGTTTCTATTAGCCTTTAATAGCAACCTCTACAACATTCAATCGAATGGTTCGGTTATGGTTGTTGACAGTTATTGCGCCATTGGAACTGGCGCTCCTTATGCCTTGGGTTTTATGCTTAATGTGTGGGAATCTTTTGATCGTGTCAGGATTAAATATAGTCAGGAAGCTTATGAATTCGAATTAGAATTAGCACTCAAAGCCGCCTCACACTTCTGCACTGACTGTGGTGAGCCCTATCAAATAGAGAAGATGGATGTCAAGTAAGGAAGCAATTACATATAATGGTCTCGGTTTTGGATCTATTATGGCCATGATATTATCATGGCATTTTAATAAATCGATAGGATGGATGATTCTACATGGTATTTTGTCGTGGTTTTATGTCATAGCAAAGGGATTAGAGGGACAATATTAAATGACGACTAAGATTGACCTAACCACTGAAGCCGGCCACATTGTCCTAAACCAGATGGCTACTGACTTCTGGTATTGGGCGCCGAACTATGTCGCTACCGAGGACGAGGAGAATGAGACTGTAAGATTCTTTCCTACTCCCGAGAAGTTTAAATATCTACATTCATTCACTAGAACAATGGACGAAAAGAATACTATTGTTGTCCTGAAGTCTCGTAGGCTTATGATTACATGGACAGTGATTCTAAGGTTTCTTTGGAAGGCTCAGTTCACTGGTATGGGAATACCTGGCTGTCCAACCGCCTTTCGTGCGGCAATCCTCTCCGTGGATGAAGACGCTGTTAAGGATAACATTCGACATCTGACTGATGTATGGGAACGTATGCCTAAGTGGTTGAAGGAACTTAACCCGATTGTAACCAAGAACAAGATGGAGATAGAGTTTAAACTTGGAGGAGCCATAAAAGGTTTCTCATTAAAAGCGGCCGGACCGAGAACCTATGGGTTCTCCGAGATGCTTTTCGATGAGATGGCTTTCCAGGCATTTGCTAGAACCACATGGACCGGTGCTAAACCTACGTTGGGTAAGAACGGTAAGATGATAGCTGTCTCGACTCCTAATGGCAAGGGTAATTTCTTTTATAGGATATTCGCTGATCCAGACAAGGAGTTCTCGGGTGTAACGAGAATGAGGATAGGTTGGAAGGCTAACCCTGAACACGACCAGGAATGGTTTGACGGGAATACTGGCAGTATGGATCAACAATCCATCAACCGTGAGTATCGATTATCATTTACATCTGCTGCCGGTCGACCGGTCTTTAGCAAGGATTTTAATGAGACAGCCAACTTACTTGGTGCCGACTTCGATCCTCCTGAATACAACCCAGCCCGCCCCGTTCTTCAAGGTTGGGACATGGGTTATCATTTTCCTGCTTATGTTATTGGGCAGATGAATGCTCAAGATCAATTGATTGGCTTTTACGCTACGACCGGTAACGATGAAGAGATCAGTGACTTTGGTAAACGAATGAAAGAGATCCGTTCAACATTCTTCCCTCCTGATGCAAGATTCATTCATTTCGTGCCACCGGATTCAATGAAGCGATATAGCTCTGAATCTAAGGGTGGCCATGTTTCAGATTATGATTCACTGTTTAATCCTCAGACTGGTATACTTGCTAGGGAACAAGCTTTCAAGGGTAAAATAGAGAACGCCGCTAGATTGGGTTCAGTTAGAAAAGCATTAAAACTTCGCGCTGATGGTAACTCTGGAATGATAATAAGCAGAAAGGGTTGTGCTGATCTAGTCGATGGCTTCCTTGGTGGTTATTGTTATCCACAGATAGAGAAGTTAATTCAAAATCCAGAGAAAGGTGAGGAACCTGAGAAAAATGAATATAGCCATGCTCAGGACGCCTTGCAGATGATAACGTCTGGATATGACATTATTATTTACATGCAAAAGGCTCAAGACAAAAAGAGCAAGAGGAAGAACAAGAAATCGATAGCTGGTAAAACTAATTGGAGGATAGGGACATAGAAAAGAAATTGATTGTAGAAGATCCCAGGTGGGAAAAAAATGATGATTATTCGAAACCACCTGAAGAATTAGAACACTGTCCACAATGCTCTCGCGTAGCAGTGTTTGGACAGATGAGATGTGAATGTGGCTATTGCTTGAGATGTGATTAATGAAGATTCTCAAAGACAAAGCCTTATATTACTTTAAGAAGATTATCCCGATGATAATAATCTTGATCCTCGGATTCTTTATGTGCGAGGACAAGCAGGCGATCAGAGAACTTGAGAATCAAGTGGAAAAACTAAACAAATAATCTTTAATTAAGGAGAAAGAATGGGGCCAGACGATGGAATGACGGAGACTCAGAAGGAGCGGCTTGATAAAGTTGAAATGTCTATTGTGGAAAATGGATTCGTGATAAAGACTTATCTATCTTTCACTATGCCGAACCGGAAAGAGTATGTTGCCTTAACTCTTGATGATGCTATAATTAAATTACGAGAAATAGCAAAAGAATATAACTGCGAATAACTTACTTCCTCCTTTCTTTTTGACCCGGTGTAGTGGCCGGGTTTTTTTTATTGCACTATTTCTGTGCATTGCACAATAATTGTGCATTTTCCCTTGACTTTTCCACCTAAATGTATTATATTTGTCGCTTAGGGATATAAAGTTCCCTTGTAAGTTAGTAAACCACAACCTTTAAGGAGGTGGCATTATAGCTGATAAAACCAAACCATTCTCTGACAAGCAGTTAGAGGAGATACTTAGTCAAGGCATGCAATTTTGGGATAATTCGACAACGAAGATGTCCCCATTTTTTGGTCGTGTTAATGATTATGATAGATTATATCATGTCAAGCTACCAAAAGATCTTGAAGCTGAATTTAATAATATCGATGATAGATCAGCGCTTGTTCCTCCGGATGTTCATAATAATCTTAGATCTATAAAGGCTCAAGTAAAAGAATTGCTCTTTGCTGACAAACCTTATGGTAAAGTTTCATTTGCCGGCCAACCAAACAAACGTAACGAAGTCATCGACAAACAGGAAACTAAACTCTCATCTATGATTGATGTCTCTAAATTCAAACATGAATCAGATGAAGTAAATGACCAGATATTTAAGGCTGGTATTTCTGCTTGTATGACAGAGTGGCATACTCAGTATCGTAGAGTTCCACTGTTGGACCCGAAGACAAACCTACCGAAGCTCGACTCAGCTAAGAACATCAGATGGGAATATCAACCTGTTTCAAGTTATCCGAGATGTATCGGTATAGATATTCGAAGAATGAGAATCGATGATAAGGCTGAGAATCGTAGAGATATCCGGATAATGGGATATCACGTGAAGCAAAATCTTTCCGATTTATTGATGTTAAATGAAGATCCAACCAACTCAATCAAGTTCGAGAAGAAGGAACTTGAAAATAGTGCTTTTGATTATCATAAATACTATGAATTTACACTAGACGACATACCTGCCGACCAAAGGCCGGATCAGGAGAAGTCGCCCTATGGTGATGTCCCTGTTGAGGTTATAGAGATTCGTGGTCAATTCCGTGTTGACAATGAATTTAAGGATTTGATTGTTAAGATAGGTAACCGGTCTGTTCTGCTTGAGGCGAGGAATAATGATCTACCGGTTCCAGGGTGGGAAACTTTTGATCTTGGATCGATAGACAATGAATTTAATAGAATCTTTACTATGGGGCTTGTTGAACCGGTTGAGGATTTAGCGATTGAACAATTCATTAAGCGTAATCAATCACTCGACATATCCAATCATCAGGCTTATCCAATGTATATTGCAGATTTAGCTGCGACTGCGGACATGCCTGATCAAATAGAACATATTGGTGGTAGTATTGTTACTGTCAATCTTGCGGCATCCGGAGCTACCGGTGTCGATTCTGTCTTCAAGCCCATTCCACATGCGGCAAATCCTGTCGATACTTTCCAACAGTCTAAGGATCTTAAGCAAGATATCCAGCAGACCATGGCTCAGAATGATTATACTCAGGGCAATGATCCATCGAGAAAGGAGACTGCTACAGCAGTTAATTCTCTCGAGCAAGCCGGCGTTAGAGATATCAAGCAGATAGTCGATAATCTAGCAAGATCATATATCCAACCGGTATGGCAGAAGTTTCTTATATATCAGGCTTTCTTTGCTGGCCATGTTCAAGAGACAATCACAAGCGAAGATGGTAAGGATTTAGTAATAAAGCCAATGGATTGGCAACGTGCCTTTGAAGTTACCATTGATGTTAATTCATCATTGGACAGGCCGTTGGCTGTTCGAAGGATTGTCGAATCTGCGCCAATATGGATTAACTCTCCATTGGTGGATAGTTATCAATTCATGAAAACTTATGGTTGGTATCTCAAGATGCCAAACCTTGACAAGATACTTCCAACTCCGGAAGTTAAGATAGCTGACGTTGAACGTGAGAATCTCGCATTGAAACAGGGTGTTGTGCAACCGGTCCACGAGCAAGACGACCATGCTTTCCACATAAAGATACACATGGAACGTGGCACGGCTGATTCGAAAGATCCTAATTTCCAAATGAGTGAGAAAGCTATTGTAGCTTACGATGAACATGTGAAGACTCACCAAGGATTCTTGGAGCAAGAGGGTAACACTGGTGTTGGTAATGTTACGAATTTAAAAGATGGCCCTAATCAGGGACAATTAATAGGCGGGTCGAACCCACAGGGAACAACCCCCGGATAGGAGAATTATGAAGAAATTTTTAGTGGCCATCATAGCTGTTTTAGCCTTGTCGGCCTCGGCGATGGGTGGGTATTCTGATGGTAGTTATTTTGAAACATTCCACAAGTTTTTGACTATTACAAATGTTTATGATACAACTACCCCTGAGACTTATCTGTGTGATACTGCTGTGCAGTGGTTTGAGATTGATGGCAGTAAGATAAAGATAAAATTACGTTATAATGTTGACACTGCCATGGCAAGTGATACTGTTATAATCAAGTGGACATCTTTTCCGCATAGGCCCATAGATGATACTCCCGCTGATACTGGTTGGCAACGCAAAATGAATGAGGATACGATAACTAACGCTACTGCTGCATGGATATATGATAGTGCTTTTTATAAGATAGACAGTCTTGAAGGTTATAGGCATTTACGACTTCAATTCATATATGCTGATTCGGTCGAGAACACTGATGCTGATTCAGCCTTGACTGGTAATACTTATATAGATTCTCTCGAGGTTTTCATTGAAGTATGGGAATAGGCAAAATAATAAGGAAAATTGTGAGTAAAGTTGCAAACATACATAGACGCAAAGATACGCGTGAGAGCCTTCGTGCGGAACTTGGTGAGATAAGAAAGATTGCTATATTAGCCAATAGTCTCAGAGAGTTTTCTGCCAGTAAGTTTCAGAAGACTATATCACAAGTATTAACTGGTGTAAGTCTTGCTGCCCTCGATGGTGTTAAGAACACTGACGGAATAAGACGCACCGAATCCATTGGAGAATTAAAAGCAATTGATAATATAGAACTGGCTATTAAGGCCGCAATCAAGAAAGGAGATGAGGCCCTCCAACGTGAGCAGATCGTAAATGAGAAGCTTGCAAAGTTGGAACGAGGCTAAATCCCATGACTGAAGAAGACAAAAACATTGTGCCCCCGGTAGACGGACGAGGCGACAACAATGACGTGATTCCCCCCGTAGATGACGGACGAGGGAAAGATGATTTTAATAAAGCTGAATACACGCAAAAGACACAGCGTTTAGCAGGACTTGACAAACAGGCAGTTGACATGGGCTACAAGGATGCCAATGAATATCAAGCCGCACTCGAAGGAAAGTTTGTTCAAGATTCATTTGTGGACGAGGCTCTCAAGGTTGATGATAAACCAAAAGATCCCCCACCTGCTATTACCACTCCACCGGTTGAGCCAAAAACTCCCGAGGAACCTACCGCTGTAGAAAAAAGACTAAAAGATCTCGAAGAGAAGAACAAACAGATAGTAGCAGACAACTTTAAATCTGAAATTACTACTATGGCCAGAAGCTATACTAACGAGCAGATAGCGCTTCCCGATGAGCAGAAGTTTGGATATACCATTGAAGAGTTAAATACTTTTCTTGGCAATACGAGAAATTCAAAAATAGCTCTCGCCGAAGTATTAGATGCCAAGGAAAAGGGCAACTATGTCAATGTATATCAGGTTGCCGCCGAGATGAAGTCTATTAAACAAGGTCGTGTTGAAGCTTTCCAAAATGGAGCAGATAGTCAGCAAGCACTTAATAATGCGGCGGAGTCTTCAAGACTGCTGGGAACCGTTGGCGCACCGCCTCCGGAACCAGGCAAAGCGCCGCTAACTAGGGCTGATCGAATCGCTCCTGATGATAGAAAGACATTCACTTAATTATTAGGAAAGGTGGCCTACATTGGCAGCAATCCCTACGACAGTAGCAAGAGGGTCAACAGCGACTCAATTCGCTACAAATGAACTAAAGATAGACGTATCCTCAAGAGCGTATGCGTCTTATGCAAGCCTCACTCCGTTAACAGCTATTCTAGCAAAATTAGCCTCGGAGGACGCTTTTAACTTTCGTGTTGATATTATAGAGAAACATGATATGCCTGTTGCGGTTACATCAGATGGACTAGTAGCTGCGGCTGGGACAACCGTTACAGTTGGTTCCGGTTATCAGGCATTAGTAGAAGGCACATTGCTTTCTAACCCATTACGCGGTGATATTGCTCGAGTCACTACGACTCCGACCACATCTTCCGTAACAGTCGTTAGAGACTATGGTGGCACTACTGGCGTTATCTGGCAGCCTGGCGATAAACTGTTCCTTCTGCCTCCGGCAATCGCAGAAGATGACGATGCTTATACCGCTTCAGCATCAGCATTAAACAGCAATGTTTACAATCTGACTCAGTTAGTTAGAATGAATATGAACATTACTCGCTTGACTGATGAAATGCAATTAAATCATAATGAGACAACAAGGTCGATGCTTCAGTCGCAGAAATATCGTGAGTTCCGTGTTCGAAAGGAACTAAATAAGTGGCTTGGTGGACGATCAACTCAAGCTGCAAGCACTCCTGCGAATGATACTATCAGAACATCTGGTGGTGTTAAAGAGTATCTCACCGATGGAACTAACTACAAAGATTTTGATGGATCTTTGACCGAATCATCTTGGGATGATTATCTTAATAGTTATTTTACTGAGAACTATGACACTAATAACATTATGTGCTTTATCGGTCCGAAGGCTAAAGGCAAAATCCTCAATTGGGGCAAGGCTAGAGGTCGTGTTGACCTAGATAAGGACAACTCTAATAAGTATGGCTTTAAAATCGATACTTATGATTATGATGGACAACTTGTTTCATTAGTTCGTTGCCCATTATTCAACCAGGTTCCGACTGTTTCAGGTTGGGGATTCATGTTGGACATGGACAGACTTATGATGAAAGTGCTTGTTCCAGATGCACTTCACGAAGACATCAGAGGAATTGAATCTGAACAAATCATTGACATGTATCGAGGTTCCGACTCCTTGCTCTTGGCTAACGAGAACAAGCACGGTTGGTTCATCGGTGGAAACTAAGGAGGTCGATGATGAGTTTACACAAAGACGCTAAAGATGCTGCACTTATAAAGGGTGTTGCAAATATAATTCTAACTGCTGGTAATAATGCTGCAGGTTCTGTTGTTATGAATGTTAGATGGATTGGGGACAAACTCGGCACAGCTTCACTAGAGGTTGACGCCGCAACTGGTGATTATGAATTCACTACTGATGGCACGACAGCTGATACAACCATTGGCATTCCTACTTTAAACGGAACGATTGATACTTCCAACGCTGCTGGGAATACCTACGGTGAAGTGGTTGACAATATTAACGCTTCCACTAATTGGGAGGCTGAACTGGTTGGGGCATTAAGGTCTGACGTTTCAACCAATACCACTCTCACTCTTGCAGAGACAACTAGCGTTAGTGATGCCGCTGGTGTTGTGACCACATTTGACCCTGTAGTTGAATATGACGGAACTGACTTTCTTGGGATGGCAATAGCCATACATGGTTCCAAGTTCAAGACTGGTAATACATGGCGTAAAGAACATGATAACGGTGGATTCATCAATGAATTGTTCTACGTTAATTGTGATTTAACTTACGCTTCAGGTGTTGTTAATATTGATATTTTTGAATGTGACGATGTGAACAACACGGAGACTCGTATTGCGAGATTCCCTGCTGCTGCAACGACTGTCACTAAAGAAATCGGCGATGGTAGCTTTCCTATTATCTCCGCAAAACGTGGTTCCAGACTTGTAGTAAGATCTACTGGTGATGCTGCCTTTACTGGTGCTGCTGGTGCATCTTGGGCAACGGCCACTGGACGTTCATACAATCCCGACTTGGTATTGTTTGAATAATAATTTCTAATCTTGAGGGGGCGTAAAAGCCCTCTCATTTAAAAAGAGGTATATATGCCTGTTGCAAAAACAAAAGTAGAAGAGAAAAAAGAAGAAGTAAAACCTATTGTTGAGCCAAAGGACGAAACAGTTGTGTTCTTTTCCAGTGCTATTGGTGCCGATTTCACACAGAAGAAAGAACAGAAATTTAGTGATGGTTCTATATTAGAGCCAGCTAAAAGTATTAAATTTGAGGCCAATTGTTACAGAACAGATGACCTAGAAGAAATAGAATACTTACGTAATAAAATTAAGGCAAAAGACGGATCGGGTGCTTTAGCCGGTCTTGTTGAATGTAAGAATGAAGAACAACTTATGCTTTTACGTGCCGCTAGAATATCCAGGCGACAAGGTTTTGGTAATATGACCGTGACAGAGGCTCTTGAGCAGGATCACGATTCAGCTGCTAATATAATTGAAAAGCATAGCACGACATTGACCGGTAGAGCATAATGATAGACAGAGAGTTTATCCTTAACACTGCGAAGCAAAATGCTACGCCGATTGACAAAAAGAAAAACGAAGATTGGAATAGGAGCTTTGACTTAGCTCTTATCGATCTGTCTGCTAGGTTAGTTGAGAAGGATAGACTCGTCATTCAAAATATTAAGGTGCCTGTCGGGACAAGGGATTTGATACTCAAGGGTGTTAATTCTGATATATCTCAGATATATTATCTGTCCTATGGTAGTGGTGATGAGCAAAGTGTCCTTGAGTATGTCGATGACAATATATTCATCAAAGATTATAACTCTACCACTGCTGATGCTGGACAACCTTCAAAGTATACCTTTATAGGTCTTGACCAGGGATCTATACAAATAAGGTTTGATGTTCCAACTGAGACTGCCTCAACTATGGATGTATGGTATTATAAACATATCGACCAGACTTTAATCCGAACCACTAAAGGGCCGGCCTTGGTTGATATCACAAAGGCATACTTTTATGGTAAGGATACTGACAGGGGTAATAAGGTTTATTGGGCTGGTCTTAATCTTGTAACAGCTATTAGGGCAAATGTTAAGCCGGTAGCTGACAAGGAATCAAAATTTAGAAGTAGTAGATTTACCCGTAGAGTTGAAAGAATAAGACGAAGTTATAGGGGTCGAAGATGAAGATAGTAGTATTAATCATATCGTTTCTGCTGATGTTTCAACTTGGTTCGGCTAATCTCTTAAAGACTCGGGATAACATTGTTACTGCATCCCAAAACCAGATTAGGTTTAATCCAGCCAAATCTGATACACTCTTAATTTCTGATACAGTCTGGAGTGAATTTGTCAATAGATCGATTATCCAAGTCGGAAAAGATGGGCTTACTGTCCACAAAGAAAAGATCTGCACTACTTATTCCGGGACGTGGTCGTATCTTCTTGATACGGCAGTTATTAAGACAGAATGGGTTGTTAAGCTCAGATCTAAAACAATGGTCCCCTTAAAGTTCTTACCGGTTCCGTTTCTTGAGGACATCGGCCTTGACACTACCCTTGGATTCAAAAATTCTCCACAAGCCTATTGGATGCACGAAGATTCGATACATTTCTATCCGACCCCGGTAAAGGTTGATTCCTTCTTAGTAGGTTACGAATCAAACCCTAGATATTTAGCACAAGATACTGCGCAAACAGATGTCCCCCTTGAATATAGGGAGGCCATTATATTTTATACCTGCTTTTTAGCAAAGACTAGATTGGCTAAATACGAAGAAGCTTCATGGTTCGAACAAAAATACAGACAAAAGATTGTTGATTATCTACAACAGGATGCACTTAAATTTGATATAGCGGGGCAGAAGTGATAGTGAGATATTTATTTATTATAATGCTATTGTTCGTTGGGTGTGTATATACACAGCAACCAATAGTAATTGAAAACCCTGGGATATCTGGGATTAATTCATTCTATGGTGATAACAATATCAATTTAAATGAAGCTAGGCAGCTTGTCAATCTTGACACTGATGATGGCGATCTAGTCAAGAGAGCCGGCATCTCAGTTGTTTATATTGGGTCTGATACGTTAAATGATGGAGTCGCTTCATTCTATGATGTTAGCGGAGATGCTACATTATTCAAAGTTTCGTATGATAATGATACAGGAAAGATACTTTATTCAAATGAGAATAGTTATACATTCTCGGCTGATAGTGCCATCGGAATGTATCCTTATAAATCTCCAATATTCGGATATGACTGGGTAAATTATGAGAATACTATAATCGGGGCTAACGGTGAGAATCAACCGGTCATGTATCAGAAGGGTCAGTGGGGAACATTATCTATTCCTACTCCTGGGGCGCCGATGGTGGCACCCTTAAATGTTGTTGGTAATTTAACTGGAACATATTCTTATAAATTACATTACTTTCAAGCTGCTGGAGACACTACGGACAAGAGTGAGGCTGGTGCTATGACAACATATACGTTTAATGAAGGTAGTAAGAATGTTTTATTCGCCTTCCCTGA